AAAGCATCTTCGGATGAAAGATTAAAAAATATTGATAGACCTATAACGGATGCTATTAGTAAAGTAAGTTCTTTGAGAACCGTTATTGGTTCATATAAAACAGATGAAGTGGGCAAAGAAAGAGTTTTTGTTATTGCCCAAGATGTTGAAAAGGTACTGCCTCAAGCAATAAATATTGATGATGATGGTATGTTAGGGGTGGCATATACTGACCTTATTCCATTATTAATTGCGGCAATTAAAGAACAACAGGTGCAAATTGACCAGCTTAAAACATTAGCTGGAATTTAATTATGCTGAAAGTTCAGAGTGTCGAGCAAATAGGTTTAAACAAAGACTTATCACAGCAAGAACTGCCGGTAAATGTGGTCTTAACGGTACTGGGCAAAACTGAAACAGAGATTGATGATATGTTTATAGAGGCAAACCTGTTATGAAAGATTTTATGCTAGCACGTTTACATGAACCCTCTACTTGGAGATCAGTAATATGGGTACTGACAAGCTTTGGTTTAATTGCATTTAAAGGTGAGCAAGCGGAGGCGATTATCGCTCTCGGTATGGCATTGTCTGGGGCTTGTGGGGTTGTTACTCCTGACAAGTTGTTCAATAAAAAAGTGTAATTTACACCCTGCCGCTATAGAACAGATAGGTTGGGTAAATTCCACCTTTGATGGTGGTCAAATAATAGTTGATTGCAAGGTAGAGTCAGATGAATATAAAAGCACTAGTTATTAGTAATGCGGCAAAGTTAATTCTAGGTGGGAAGTTATGGGTAGACGTACGTAGACTTGTGTCTTCTATTAACGGTGATACTAAACTTACAGGCCCTGAGAAACGTGCGGCTGTGTACGAAGACCTGCGTATTATTTTTAGTAACGTTAGTACGGTGCTTTTAAACTGTGCCATTGAGATAGGTACACTTTGGGTTAGAACCTTAGTTTAATCATGGAGGCCTCTAAAGCAGGTAAGGACTTAATAAAACAATTTGAAGCTTTTAGAGGTGCTCCCTACCTGTGCCCTGCTGATGTAGCTAGTATAGGTTATGGGTCTACCGTATACCCCAATGGGAAAAAAGTAAAGTTATCAGATAAGACTATAACGCCAGAAGAAGGTGATGCACTGTTTGATACTACCCTACATACCTACGAAACTGCAGTTACTAAAGCGGTTAAAGAGCCGCTAACCCAAAATCAATTTGATGCTTGTGTCTCATTGTGTTATAACATAGGACAAACTAACTTTTCTACATCCACATTAGTAAAGATGTTAAATATCAAGGCTAAACCGGAATTGGTGGCTTTGCAGTTTTTACGTTGGGACAAAGCACGTGGCATTCGGTTAGCAGGCCTTACACGTAGAAGAATGGCAGAATCGGAGCTTTTTTTAAGCGCCCATAAATAATACTTATAAGGTTAGTGAATGGCTTTACAATACCTTCAATTTAGACCCGGAGTTTCTAGGGAATCTACTAACCTTGCTAATACAGGGGGTTTCTATGCCTGTCAATGGGTTCGATTTAGAAGTGGCTCCCCTGAAAAGATTAGTGGGTGGATATCCCCTACGCTTAATACTTATGAGGGTGAGTGCCGAAACTTAGTTGAATGGGTTGCTCTTAATGGTAATTATATATTAGGGCTGGGAACTAACTTAAAATATTACTTATATATTGGAGGTGAGTACTTTAATATTACCCCTATACGCTTAACCTCTTCGTTAGCGGCTAACCCTTTTTACCCTATATATTCTACTTTATCCGCAGGGTTATCTGCTACGGACACTACCATTCCTGTAGTTAGCGGTACTTCATTTTCTCGTGCTTTTCCTTATACTATTCGTATAGACTCAGAAGATATATATGTTAATTCCGCAGCTGGTACTACTTTATCGACCTGTATTCGTGGTTATAACGGTACAACAGCTACAACCCATAATATAAGCTCAGTAGTATCAAGCCCTTACCTAGTGGTTGCTAGTACTGCTAACGCTGCTTATATAAATGACTTTGTTACACTTAGTGGGGCTACTGCTTTTGGGGCTTACGCTTTAGAAGACCTTAATATTGAAACTCAGGTATTCGCTCAATCAACTAATTACATAGTTATTTATACAGGTGTTCAATCTGCTGCTGTTACTAATGGTGGAGGTGCTGTAACAATAGCTGAGTATCAAATACATGTGGGTAATGCTACTGATGTTTTTGGTGATGGTTGGGGCGTAGGCCCTTATGGTGTAGTTCCTTATGGTACTGCATATCCAGATGCTAATTTGACCGAGGTAATGCGGTTATGGAGTGCGGATACCTTTGGACAAGACCTTGTCTATAATATAAGAAATGGAGGGGTGTATTACTGGGATGCTTTAACTAAGTTAGTAGTTTCAGGGCAGGTATCTGGGCCGGGGGTAGATATAACTAGTGTAGGGTTTGGTGCTGATGCTGATGCACCTAATGTAGCTAGTAGAGTGTTTGTATCTGAAGAGCGCCATATTGTAGTATTAGGAGCTAATGACCCTTACGCAACATCCCCTACAGCACAAGACCCTCTATTAGTTAGGTGGTGTAGCCAAGAAGACCCCCTTGTATGGATACCCGCAGCCACTAATACGGCAGGAAGTTATAGACTTGCTTATGGTAGTACTATTATTACTTCCGAAAAAACAAGACAAGAAGTGCTGATATGGTCAGATACGGCTCTATATTCCATGCGCTATTTAGGGCCTCCTTATACATTTGGGTTTACTACTACTTCTAATGATATAACCATTATATCGCCTAATAGTGTGTTTACTGCACTGGGTGTATCGTATTGGATGGGGAATGGTAAGTTTTATGCTTATTCAGGACGGGTTGATACCCTACCTTGTTCCCTGCGCCAGTATGTGTTTGATGATTTTAACTTTAATCAATCTAATCAAGTGTATGCAGGTGGTAATGAGAAGTATAATGAAGTGTGGTGGTTCTACCCCTCTAGTGAATCTGACTATAATGATCGGTATGTAGTCTATAACTATTTAGAAAAACTTTGGTATTATGGAGATAGGCCTAGAACTGCATGGTTAGACTCTCATATACAAGGCTACCCTTGGGCTACTTCAAACGGGCAGTTATTGCAACATGAGCAGGGTGTGGACGATGGGTCTGTAAATCCTCCAGAAGGCGTATACGCTTACATAGAAAGTGCTGATTTTGATTTAGGTGAAGGAGATAAATTCTCTGCTGTTAAACGGGTTATCCCTGATATTGATTTTATAGGGTCTACTAGTAATACACCTTCGGTAACAATGACAGTATCTACTCGCAACTTTCCGGGGCAAGGATACTTCTCAAATGATGCACCTGCTAATATTCTAGGGTCTAAAGCGACTACTCAAGTCTACGACTACACCAACCAAGTATTTGTAAGGCTTAGAGGTAGGCAAGTAGCTGTTAGAGTTAGTAGTGAAGATGTAGGTGTAAGGTGGCAGTTAGGTACAGCTAGGTTGGATATTCAGGGTGATGGAGGTAAATCGTAATGGCTAATAGAAATAACGTCCCTAGTCCTGTACTACCTTTACCCCCTTTAGAGTATGATGTTCAGTATATGAACACCTTAATACGCCTACTGAACTATTTTATCCAACAACAAGACAACCCCGGACAAATACGAGGTAGTGATTTACATCTATCCGGTCTCCCAACTACTGCTACTGGATTAGTTTCTGGAGATGTTTGGAACAATGCGGGCACCCTTAAAATTATACCTTAGAGACTTAATATGGCATACACACATACAGCAAATGGTTTAGCTTCTCTAGGACGTAAGGGCGATGACACGCTCATGCATGTTAGCAAGAAAGAACTAGCAGGGTTACAATCACTTTTAGGCCCTATTACTAGCAACCCTGACACAGGGCTACCTGAAGCATTTAACTGGAAAGACATCTTAGTTTCTCTAGGCGTAGGCATGTTAGGTGCTTATACAGGTGGTGCAGGCGCTGCAGCCCTAGGTGGTGGGGCTCTTACAGGTACGGCTATTGGTGCAGGTACAGGCGCATTGGCTCAAGGAGCAATAAGCTCAGCTCAGGGTAGAGGTTTTGGTGCAGGTGCATTAGGCGGTGCTATTTCAGGTGGTATGGGTGGGTATGGTGGTACTGATATGGCGGGGGGTGCTAAACCAGTAACAAGTGTAGAGTCCCTACCTTCAAATATAGCAGGGCCTCCAGAACAAATTGTAACTAAACCCCTTGTATCAGAAGCACTAAAACAACAAGGCCCTGCAATGACTTCAAAAGCAGGGTTAGAGTCACTACTTAAGCCTGTTGGTATGGGCGGGTTTATGGGGGCTGAAGCTCAGAATATGGTTGAAGAGAACCAAGCGATAGCCACTCAAGTACGCAAACAAAAGCTACAAGACCAAGCTAATGCTAGAGACCAACAACAATACTTTGCTGATTTAGGCTATCCTTTAGCACCTTTAGAAACTCTTAATAGTCCTGATAATGCTACACAACGAGACTACTATACTAACCTCATAAATAGACAAGGGTTAGCTGCAGGCGGGCCTGTAATAGCACAAGGGGATTTTAACGGAGTTCCTGTTCGTACTACAATGCCTCCTCAGTATGTGTCTGACTTTGAAAAGGTTGATACTGAGATAGAAGCCCCAAAAGCAATAGAAGGGTTTAAAGGCGTAGTTGCAGGTGCTTTAACTAATGGTATGGCAAATGGAGGGTATGTTAATACACAGCCTGTAAACCCCAATTCTTTCTATCCTGAATCTCAAATACACAGTGCTGCCCCTTACCCAGCAGCTACACCACAACGCCACGAAGTTATACAGGGGTTTGAGAATGGAGGTCTTTTAGACGGCCCCGGTGATGGTATGTCTGATGATATTGAGGCTAATATTGATGGCGAAGAAGAGATCAGATTAGCAGATGGTGAGTTTGTTGTACCGCCTGATTTAGTACGTATGTTAGGCTATGGCGACCCTGAAGAAGGCGCTAAGTTATTAGATAACCTACTGCCATTAGTAAGGCAAGCAGCACATGGGAAGAAAGAACAAGTCAACCAAGATGCAGGGAAATTGGCTGTTGAAAAGATGATGGTTAGAGCAGCAAAAGGTAAAGCTTAATGCATACTTTAATGGCTCAGCCTGATATACAATCTATTGATGAGTTAACAGCCCATATACAAGCAGGTCTAGCTGAGGGGTCTTTAGTAACAGCTGAGACTCCTTTAACGCATTACCATACCGATGAGCTTTACGGACGTAGAATTATAGTACCTGCAGGTTGTTTCTTTACGACTAGGGTGCATAAGGCTGACCATATATCCATTGCACTTAGAGGCCGCATTACACTATTAAATGCTGAGGGGGAGTCTAAAGAAGTAAAAGCCCCTGATATGTTTGTCACCCCTGCTGGAACGCACCGTGTTGTTTATGTGCACGAAGAGGTTGAGTTTGCTACTATACATGCCTGTACTGAACAAGATGATGATAAAGTTGTAGACGAACTTAGCTTTTTTACGATGGACGAGTATCAACAAGATGCTATTAATAAATTAGGAATACAACTATGACTATTATTGCTACCTTAGCTAGTATTGGTGCTACTGTTGCAGGTGTGGCGGGTATAGGTACTGGGGTTGTTGCGGGAACTGCAGGGGCTACTGCTGCTTCTCTTGGGGTTGGAACTGCTGCTACTATTGGTGCTGCTTCTACGGCTGCTTTAGGCGCTGGGGTTGGGGCTACGTCAGCTGCAATCCAAGGACAAGATATTGGTAAAGGCGCTCTTATGGGGGCAGGTACTGGATTAGCTACCGCAGGTGTGGCAGGTGGATTAGGTGCTGCCGCAGGTGCTCTTGGTGCTCCCGCAGGTGCAGCTACTAATATTGGTGTTGGCGCTGCTACAGGCGCTACTGTAGGTGCGGGTAAAGCGGCTATTGAAGGCGGGGATATTGGTAAAGGCGCTCTTATGGGGGCAGGTACTGGTGCTGCTGGTGCTGTTGCAGGTAATGTAGTAAGTGGGATGAGTGATGCTGGCAATCAAGCAATAGCTGATGCAAGTAAATCAGCAGGTAATGGAGTAGTTACAACCCCTTTAGCAGAGCAAGCGCCTCTAGGTGCTTTAGATGAAATCGGTACTGATGTTGCAGGTGGAGCAGGTAATACTGTAGGCCCTATAACCCCTGTAACAACTAGTAACCCTATAGTAGGCGGTATTAACACAACGCTAGGTACTAACTTAACAGGCAATGAGATGCTTGCTGGTGGTGCTATGTTAGGGGGTGCAGGGTATGCAGGTATCGGTGCATTGTCTGATAGTGCGGCAGCTAAGAAAGCTGAAGAGGAAGATAAAGCGAGGGGAGACAAATTTAGAGCTCAAAACACATCAGGCCCTTTAGGGGGTTTAGGAGATATTGGTATGGCAACAGGCGGGATTACTGCATTAGCACATGGAGGTCAAGTACCTCTTAAAGAAGGCGCTTATATTATCCCTGCAGATGTAGTTAGTGCGCTGGGTAATGGGTCTACTAAAGCGGGGGCTGAGTTTTTAAGACACTTAATGATACAAGTACGTAAAGAATCTATAAAACGTCAAGGTTTAGGAGCTGCTAAAAAACATGTCGCTTAATATCCAGCAAGTATCTTTAGAGTACGTAAACCAAGTATGGCCTGATGTTGAAAAGTATATAGAATCAGCTATTAGTTTCTCTGCTGGGGACTATAACATTGAAGAAGTAAAAGTCATGTTAGCTCTAGGGTCATGGCGGCTTATTGTTGCTGCTGATGAAAATAATACTATACATGGATCTGCAGTTGT